AAATATTGTGTATAAGTTCCACTTGTTGTTACAGCGTCGCCTGTTACAGTAGCACCACTCCCTTGTAGTCTTGCATCTAAATTTCCTGATTCTATTGTACAAGTAAAAACTACTTTGTATGTTTTACTATTTGTAAATGTTATTGGTGTTTGATATAATTGTGTTCCAGATACTTGACTACCATCACAAGAAGCTTTACCGCCACTTATAGACCACCCAGTTCCTAAAGTCCAATCACTATTAGTATCAAACGTACCATTAGTAAGCAAATTAGGCTGTTCACTTGTAAGTAAATTTAACTGACTACCAAAAAAGTCTGGTCTTGCTTTTACTGTCCTTGCAGTATCTAAAGCTACACCCCACCAGCTTGTGTTATATATTTCTCCCCAACTCATTTATTTGTTTTTGTATTGTTTTAATAAATTACTAATATTAACTTTGTCGCTATTCTTTAAATACTCTTTCAACTTTATAATATTAGCCTCTTTAGGTTTGTATATGTTTACATCTTTCTTCATTATATATACCAGCCCCCTGTGTAATTAACATCTCTGTCAGGATGCATATCCTCATTACTGCTACTAGTATATTCTGGATACAAGTTAGAATAACTGCACATATAATCTAAGAACCTCTTAGTATAAAATTCAGCAGTATCATTCATTCTTTGTGCTAAATAAGTCATATCATCATGAGTAGCTGTTTCGCTATTCTCTGATATGTGCTTACCTACACCTCCATTACTAATAGAGAACATCATATAAGGCAGTATCGTTGACTGAGTATACCATATAAGCATAGGCTTAATATAATCGTCTAATAACGTCTTATAATTAGTGTTGTCTAGGTCTACAATATCACCGCTAACAACTAACTGCTGCATCTTTTTGTATAACTTACCACCTAGATAATTCTGTATATGCAAGTCCTGAGCAACCTCAATGTATTGCACAATCTTGCTTGAGTCAACATTGCCTTCAATCATTGACCTTTTCTTTAAATCAGCTACGCTTATAAATAGTGCTTTTCTTGCCATTATTCCTCTTCGTCTTTAGGTTCAACTTGAGATTCCTCTAGAGACTCTTCTTCCTCAACTTGTGAGCTAAGTTTCTCTCCAGTTTCCTCTTCTCTTTTTACTTTAGTAGAGATATTGTCTAATTCTGTAAACTCAATAGGCTGTAGCGTTATAAAGTATAAGTCTAAGTCAATTCCATTAAAATTTAATATTTCCTGTAGAGCTTCTATAATACCATCCTGTAAAGGTCTTATAATAACGTTGTCCATAAGCACAGCAGCCGTTCTAAGCTCCTCTGCATTGTTACCGAACCCTGTGTTATCTTTTATCCCTAAAAGTATAGGAGAAACGATGCCATGACCTAACATAATCTTTTCTCTAGCCTCATCAGACATAAACTGATACTGTGCGTGTGCATCAGGCAAGTGTATTGGCTCAATGTCTGCCTTAGTATCCTGAGACTCGTTAAACGCAATAATGAACTTACCAGCATTACTTGAACCACTAAACTTCTCGTATATCTTACGCTCTAAAGCAGCTTGAGTTTCTTCTGGAGGTGTACCGTTGTTAAAGTTGATTAACAAGCTAGGTTGTAGTCCATTCTTAATGTTGTTTATGTGATAATTAGAAACCTCTTGCTCTAGGTTACAATACTGTAAACATCCATTGTAATCTACAGGGGCATAATAATAAAAGCCGCTTCTGTATGGCTTTACAATATAAAGCTCGTTCTGTTGCTTTTTAGTTCCATTACCAAAGGTAGGTATTCTTTTTGGCTTATCAGTAGTCTTATAATCTTCCCACTTAGGGTGATAGTAATATGCTTTTATAATACCACTAGCATCACACTTCTCAGCTCTTAGAGTCTCCATAGGAAAGTGAGATACCTTTAATATTCTGTTCTTTCTTTTATTGTATGTTACCTGTATAGCAGCTTGACCTAGCATTTTGTAATCGTGAGCAATACGCTTAACAGTCTTCTTACTTAGTAGATTTCTCATCTCTAAATACTGCTCAGGCTTTTCTTGTCTATTTGTAGCCTCTAGTCCTCTACCAGCAATCATATCAACAATACCATTGATACAACGAGAGTTGGTAGGAGAACCCATATAATTATCTATAAGTAGCTTGAAATAGTTGTTATCTTCTCCATACTTAACCCAATCTTTATTGTACTGCTCTTGTACAACAGGGGTCTGGTATCCAGATAATTCTATTACTCTAATGTTTTTACTTTCCATTTTCTTTTATTGTGTTATAAATATAACAATTTCTCTAAAGGTTTATCCACTCTCTATCTGATATAAGACCAGTTGCTTTGTCTATCTCTAATAACAACCAAGGCTGCTCATTGAACTCTAGGTTGTTTACAAAGTCTTTCCAAGGTGAAAATACCCCTACTCCATATCTATCTTCATCGCTAGCACCAATAAGAGAGCTATCTCCATCCGTACTTACTAATTGCTTGTGAAATACATTCTGTACATTTAAAGGACCTATGTGACTGTACACTCTACTTCCTACAGAACCTAATACACCACCCTCTAAATCCAAAACCTTTCTATATCTATCCCTGTTGTATGAGTTCCCATTAATAGAGAACTTAACAGTAGTATAATCTACACTCTGAGAGCCTCTATAGAAAACAGCGTTAGGGTCTGCTAGTTTAGCTTCTATCCAAGGCTTAACAGAAGATATCTTACCTTTAGGTCTAGTCTCATAAGGATTGTTAGTTATAGATACAGAATACATTTCAGCTAACCTAACATAGTTAACTGAATCTACAGCCTCAACGTGAGTTACTATTCCATCAGTACATCTAACCAAAACCCAAACTCCTGATGAGTTTTTAGATATAAAATGATATCTATCTATGTCGTTTGTTGTCGCATAAGTGTCTACATAGTTATCAGTAACAGAAGTGCCTGTAGCATCAGAATAAATACTCATACCTACAGTCCAATCAGATATAGAGTCCTCTTTGTAAACCGTTGTTTCAAATGCAGAGTTATCTAAGGAGTTCTCTTCTCTCATCTCAAGAAGAGTTACTGTATCACTAAATGCTTCGTCTCTTCCGTTTCTAAAGTGGAAATACTTAAAATCACCTACAGTTGGAGCGTAGCTTTCTAATGTGTTTATCAAATCAGGGTTAACTGATAAGTCAAGTTGGCTTGGATGATATCCGAATGTGTTTCCTGTATTACTGTTGAAATTATATTGGTAAACAGTAACAGACTCTAAGCTAGAAGGGCTACTGTTGAACGTTCCATACTCAGCAGAACGAACCTTGAAGTCTCCTTGAGTCTCCTCAGAAGCCTGAAGAATCTCATAAGAAGAGCCACCTCTCATCTCACCTCGACCATTGTTATTTGTGTCATAAACAACAGAATAGTTTTCACTAGGTGTAATTACGTCATCAGGAAGGTCTATAACAGTCTTACCTTCTAAGTCTATAGGAACATAAGTTGTTACATTGCTAGAACCTGTTTCAGAACCGCTAATGTCTCCTCCTCCGTAATCAACATGAGGGTCATCTTCCTCGAATTGCTCAGACTCATAAATAAAGTAATCGTCTTCATTGTTGTACTGAGTATATTCGTTTGCAGTATTTAATTCACCTCTAAACCTAATAATGTCTCTGTATAAAGGCACAGTTTCATTGTATAGTATAACAGATAGTGTGCTGTTTTTCTCAAGCCTATCTATAAAAACTTGGTCTTCTATAGTAAGCGTAAGAGACTCTCCTTGTATGTAGGAGAAATTTGTTGTTTGAGTAACATCTTTAGACTCTTGGTCTATTACAGTCACAGAAGTACCTGAGCCCTCACGTCCTGTCACGTTTAGGCTTATTACTGGCAAACTATTTATATCCGCTATTGTCATAATATTATAACAACAAATAGTGGTTTTCATTTTATTTAATAAAAAAGGGGCTCTGTATTAAACAGAACCCCTCCTTTGTTAAAGATAGTTGGTTATTATGGATTAATAACTGTTGCGTTTACGTCAAAGTTAAGTCCAGTTCCTACTATTGCAGAGTCTACAAAGTAAGCTGGTTCTTTTTCTTTTCCTTCGAATGTAACGTTGTAACCGTTTAAGTCTCCCATAGCACCACCAGTAGCAGTACCTACAGAAACCTCAACACCATTTTGAGCGCCAGCTAAACGGAAGTTACCGTTATAGTCCTCAATTAAGATGTGTGGTCTTCCATAAGAAAGTAATTTAAGAGCTTTTTGAGTAGCAGCATCTTGTTTTTTAAGAGCTATTGTTCCAGTTTGAGTCCAGAAAGAAGTTCCATTGTCTCTTGAGTTCTCGTTAGTTTCCTCAAAAGTATTGTTATCTCCTCTTAGTTCAAACTTGTAAACAACAAGGTCAGTTGTTAAAGCTGTAACTTGCTCGTCAGAATCTAAGTTCGCAAGCACGTCAGCGTAAAGTCCAGAAACGAAGTTACCAATGTAGATGTTTCTTAATCCACCAACACTTTCTTTACACGCTTCCGTTCTTCCAGTTGATATATCACAAGGCATAATTTTATATTTTTTTAGTTAAACAAAAAAAGGGATGGGATAGACACCCACCCCCTTTGTATTAAATGAACAGTTTATTAAGCTGTGTAATAAACAATCTCTCCACCAAATCCGTACTGGATACCAGCAGTAAAACGAGCGATTACTCTTACGTTTTGAGAACCATCAAGGTCAGCCATATCTAAAACTTTTACTTGGTTCAAGTCAGATAATACACCTGTACCGAAGTATAAGTTAGAAGTCTGTGCAGCTACCATTTTGTTGTCTGCAAGACCGTTAGCCATAAAGATAGAGATTCCATCGAAAGATAAAGCTCCGTTATCATACCATTGAGTACCTTTGTTGTCAGTACCAGCGTTTGATGTTGCAGCAACACTAAATCCGCCTAATGCACGAACGTATGCTTTCATTACGTTTTTAGAAACGTATAATTTAAGGTCTTCTTTACCGTAGATAGCAGAAGGAATAGCGTCTACTACTTTGCCCATCTCTTCGATTACGTTAGAAGCAGTAATAGCTTCTCCAGCTACATCGATAACATCGTTATCAGCAGCAAATAAAGTTGTGAAACCATCAAACTGTCCAGCAGTAGCGTTAGTTCCACCCCAGATAGTGCTTTCCATTTCTTCAGCTACTTTAGCAGCAACGTGAGCTACTAGATAATCAGCGAAAGATGGAGGTAAGCTATCGAATGCAGAATACCCCATAGAGATAGCATCCCAGTCAGAACGAAAATCATCTTTACAAAGCTGTAGGTTAACTTGGAAAGTTTCTGGCTCAAGGATTCTTTCATCAAGAGTTACAGAAGAACTGTCAGTAAAGTCACAAGTGTCATCAGCAATCAAAGTACCTGTAGCAAGTGATTTGATAACAGCTTTAAATTTAACATTTGGTTTAACGCTTACACCACCGTTTTCAATAGTGTTAGCAGATAATAATGCAGCAGAGATAAAGCCTTGCAATTTCTCACCAGCATAAGTTGTAGTAATAGTTGTGTTTGTTGCCATTTTTATTAAAATAATTAATTATTAAACATTTTGTTGAATACTCTGTCTTTAGTAGTCATTGGTCTGTTACCGCCAATAACAAATCTAGCTTTACTTTCTACGCCAGACTCAGGAGAATGAGAGATTTCTTCAGCCTCTTCTGATAAATCAACATCAGAACTCAATTCTGCTGGTACTTCTTTTTGGTATTCTTCTTCTTTTTTTACAAGACTCTCAATAACATCCATAAACTCTTGTTTCATCTTGGATAAGTCTTCTTTAGTTGCGTATTCTGGAGCAGCAGATTCTTCTTCTACCACTTCTTCCTCTACGACTTCTTCTTCTTCAGCTAATTCAGTAGTTTCTTCTACTACTTCCTCGCTAACTTCTTCTTGAGCTTCTAACTCAACGTTCTCTACTACTTCTTCAGAAGACAATTCCTCTTTGACTTCTTCGATAGGAGTCTCAGAAACTTCCGCTTCAGTAGAAAGAAAAACATTTTGTAGCTTTTCTAAAATTTCTGTAGCTTTCATAAATTAAAGGTTTTTTATATTAGTATAACAATTAAATTAAAGTTTATTTCATTTTTATCTAGTCATCGTCGTCATCAGAATCTGGTATACCAGTAATAACTCCTATGCCTTGTTTCCAGTAGTCAGCCGCATTGCAATCTTTGCAACAGCTTATGCAGTATGTATTTTTACATTTACAGTATTTAGCTCTCATATTATGCTGATTGAGTTTTTTGTATAAAATAGATTATATCCCATATCTTAGCATTGCCGCCATGAGATTGTATTTTTATTTGAACTCCATTAGAAACAAAATCTGAGTCTGTATAGTATTGCATAACTTGATGAACACCTTGCTCGACATCGTTTCCTTTGTAGAATTGTTGAACCATGTGGACTCTTCCTATTTCACCAGAACCAACAAGAACTATATCTAAGTGAGTCTGATTTGCATTAGCTGCACTAGCCTTAAACACAACAGTTGTTATGAAAACGTCATTCTCATTTGTAGAAATTAACTTCTGAGTGTTTGCATCGTAATAATTAGCACCATCGCTATTCACTATATTACCAGCATTGTTAGGCAATACAACTTGTACTTGGTCTACTAGGTTGATTTTATTATCAGAATCGTACTGAGTATCATCAACACGCATCCACCCTAATCCTAAAGAACCAGCACTTTGCGGATACACTCTTACATTCTCTCCAGAGTGCCCCATATAAAGACCACTATCAGTCCTAACTAAAGAACCATTCTCTATATTAGAATTAGATAACTGACCATCGGTCATATTATCTGTCTTTACCTTGTAAGAAGTGTTAAATACCTGACCCATATTACTTGTCTATTTGTTTAAGTTTACTAATAGCCCAGTTGACTCCAGCAGAACCTCCCCAAGCATCCCACATAAGACCACCACATCCCTCAGAATAAGGTACGTCTTTGTGTTGTTGGTGTCTCTTAAACGATGCCATTCTTGCAATCGTAGAGCGGCTCAAACTAGCGCCTCTAGCTAGCTGCGAGGCTCTTGTCCAGCCCACACTTGTTCCGCAAGAACTACCATTCTCTTTTTTCCATTTTAATGCTCTTTTAGCGTTGTTTCTAGCAGCCTTTGGATAATCGCTATAGGTTTCTAGTTCAACCTCGTTAGAAGCGCTTAAAATCTCTTGTATCTCGTATATCTTAGCTAGGTCTTCTGCTGACAACTCTTCCTCTATACTTTCTTGTGGTCTATCAGATTTCTTGTCACTAAAGAACCCCTCAATACTAAAGCCTTTTACCTTTTCAGTCTTAATAAACTCTTCCCATATCTCATCGTTATTTACTTTAACCGATACCATCCAAGTTCCTACAGGCATATTAAGATTGTATTTACGAGACTTGTCTTGTACTTCGTCTTCTATTATCCAAGACTCTACAACAGATAAGCCACCTAGCTCTACTTCGTGTTCTAAGGTTGAGTTGTTTTGCTTGCCCCTTGATAGAAAAAGCTGTGAAGCTTTTCTTACAGTTTCTTCAGAGAAGTGAATGTAATATTCTTGCTCTCCGTTTCGTCTGTATATCTTCTTGTTAGGAATCAATGCAGCACCCATAAGAATACGTTTCTCTGCATTTACTTCGGCTAGCTTTACTTCTTGTGATTTAAGCGCTATAAAGTCTTCCTCTATAGCTGGATTCTCAACAATGGAAATGGCTTCTATACCACCCCATTCATTTTCCTCGTCTATGAATAATTCAAATATGTCTAAGTTTTCCATAATATTATAACAATTAACTTTGTTTTTATTTCTAATCTCCTATAGAAGCTTGCGTCTGTATAGTGTGGTCTAGTTGTTGCTGTGATGTCATTTGACTTGATACAACGTACGCCTGTATTGGTTGTTGGCTAAACTGAGCACCTACACCTTGAGCTAATTGATTAACACCTGTAGAACCTACTAGGTTAAAGTCAAACTCTCTTGATGGAGCGCCTCCTCCAGCTTCACCACCGCCTCCAGCTCCACCGCCACCAGAGCCTCTGGATTGTAGTGTAGTAGCGGCAATCTTAGCTATAGATATACCAGCGCCTATGTTGTTTTTAAGTATTCTCTTTTTACCTAGAACACCAGCAACTACAGATTTTTTAAGAGCTGTTGCTGAGGCAGCATAGTTTCCCATAGCGGTAAATCCTGCTGCTGCTGCCTGATAAGCACCTTGCTCAGTTAACATCGAAGTCCCTATTGCAGCGTTTGCAGCTTGAGTCTTGACAATAATTCCAGATATAGCAGCTCCCTTTTCAAGAACTAATGCAGCAGTAGCTAAAGCCTCATTGTCTCCAGCTATACCTTTCATTATACTTCCTAGTCCAGAAAACCAAGAAATATATTCTTGATTTATATTTCTTTTAGCCTCAATTTTATTTCGCTCTAGCTCTATCTCCTGTTCAGCTTGACTCATTTGAAATGCGTGTCTTTCCCCAGCAACCATTTGCTCAACCTCTAGTAAACTATGACCTTCATTAATTAGATTCTGCTTTTTTCTTTCTAAGTCATCTTCAAAGTTAGCTTGCTCAGCCTCCATACGAGCTCTAGCCATTTCGTTTTGCCCTTCTATGTCTTCAGCTCCTACAGCGCTCATAGGTCTGTTTAAAGCGCCAGCCTTTGTTCCAGCTCTAAGAGATTCAAGTCTACTTTCATCGGCTTTTATTCTAGCTAATCTTTGGTTAACTAATTGCTCTGCAAAGTTTCGCTCTAACTCAAGCATCTTAACGTGCTTTTCAGCAGTATGTTTTATTCCTAATGCAGACAAGGCTTCGTAATACTCTGAGTCGGCTTGTATCTGACTGTCTTGCCATACTTTAGTGGCTTGAGCCCTTTGTTCGTCTGTTTTAGCCTTCTTCATAAAGTCATCGTACCTTTGCTTCTGTCTCTCCAAAAACATATCTCTTCTTCTACCTATTTCTTGTCTCTCATATTTTTGCTTAATTTTCATTTGCTCAAGCTCATTTTCTTCTAGCATGAGAGCTTGTTTTTTGTATGAGTCCAGTATTAATTTAGACATATCTAAAAGCTGTTGCTTTAGTATAGCATTTCTTTTGCTTTTGCTTTCTTTTCCGAATAAATGCTCCAGAATTATTCCATCTCCATCCTTTTGCTTTGCAAGAAGTAAGTCATATAGCTTACTATATTGTTTTTCAAAATCAGCAGCATCTTTAGCGAATCTAGCAGAACCAAGCATTTCTCCTGATGCAAATGGATTTAACAGACCAGCTACTTGCTCTCCAAACGTAGGACCAGCTCCCTTTACTACGGTCTTAATAAAGTTTTGCATAACCTCTTCAGTTTCCTTAAGAACAGCTTTTGCAAAAGCAACTTCCTTCATTCTGTCAATCATTGTAGATATCTGAGAATTAAATGCGTCTAAGTTTATGCTTCCCCCCTCTATAAATCCATTTAACTCATCGAACTCTGTGCTAGCTTTTTTTAACGCTAATACTTGGTCTTCTAAAGCTACGTTATTGTCATTAAGCGCTTCTCTTAGTAAATGAAGTTTAGCTACATTGGTTGTTATGGTTTGTGCTGACATTTCTGCCATAACATCTTTAGCTTTGTTCATATTGGCGCTAAAGTAATCTAATGCAGCAATTACAGCTTGAAATGCAACTAATATACCAAGAGGACCCATTAATGCAGAGCCTATAGATTTAAGGGCAGCGCCAGCTCCACCAGCTTGTTTTGCCATAAAGGCAAAGTTAGATGCTAACTGTTGTAAGTTATTCGCAACCCCTCGAATACCATAAGGAGCATCCGATACAACACGACCAAGTTCTAGTACAGATGCTGTAGCCCCACCAGAAGCGGCAGAAGCACCTGACATAGCTTTAGTTAGCTTGTTAAAGTCATTTGCGGCTACATTTATAGTTCCGCTTGACTTAATCTGGCTGATATCAACTCCGAGCTGTTTAGCCGCCTGAGACGCTTGTTTTGCTGTTATTTTTACTTTATCAAAACCTTTTTCAAGCGACTTTAGCTCTACATTACCTTGCTTATCAACCTTTATTTTAATGTCTATGTTTTGTTCTGCCATTACTTACGTTTTAGTATATTTCTAAATTCTTTCCAGCTCTCTGGTCTTTTGTATTTTCCTTTTGCTATGTCTATATCCTCATCTCCAATAAGGAAATCATTGGAGTTAAGTAAATCTATTAATTCTTTTAGTTTATCCATAATTAACTTAATGTAAATGTATATGTTGCACTTGGTTGACTCTCTTGTTCATCTAAAACTGCTGTTATGTAGACATCGTGACTACCAGCGCCAAAGTCAGCAACACTAAGTGTCATTTGAGCTGCATAAGCGTATGATTGCCAAAACGTGCCATCTACATAAACATTCCAACTTAAATTACTCATAAATCCTTCATCAGTAGACCCCTTAAATATAAATAATGAGTTTCCGTTATCTACTATAGGGATTATGCTTGGTGCGTTTATTGTGAAGCTAGAGTAAGCTATATCATTCATTAACTCTAAGTCTGCTTTACCAGTCGATAAATTAAGACTCAAAGAGTTCATCCTGTATCTTCTGTCATTAATCAGAATTACGTCATTCATTTTTAGTGTAGTAACTATAGGCATTGGCAAGTGAGCTGTTGCTTTAATTATCCTAGATTGCCTGTCGTATATCTGCAAAAGATATCTCTTATAGTATGTATTAAACAGGCTATTCTCATTAGAACCTTCTCCTTCCCATACATACCACTCATCGTATTCACTTCCAAAGTTTATACTTTTTCCGTTAACTCCTATAGAGTTAGAAGGTCTTATGTAGTTAGGTGTTGTAGTGTAATTAGCTGTTATTAAATTACCATTCTTATCATACAAACCTCCATCAAATAAAACACCTACAGCATTACCATTGTAATCTGTGTATGTAGAGGTATCTACTCTCGCTCCATAAAAAAGTATCGGCTTACCAAGTATAGGGTTTTCTTCTCTATTTGCTATCCAACCCCACTCAGTAGGTAGTATGTAGTTTTCCTGAGCTTGGTCACTCATTCTCTCATACATCATCTTCTCAAATGGCAACTTAACAGTATATTTACCGCCATCAAACGCTAGTGGATTGTATATGTTATTGTTCAAGTTGTTTAGTAATTCATAACCAAATTCATCTCCTGTAAGCTCTAGGGCTTCAACAGCAGCTATCGTCTTGTGTGGTTCAAACTTAAACTCTATAGAACTGTAAAGGTTATTCCTGTTAACTTCAACCTTGTCTGTATCTACATATTTAGATATGTCCTGTCTCTGCCCATCAAAGTAGTACGAGTCTAAGCTTCTAACTCTTATTTTGCCACTATACTCACTAAGTCCGTTATCTGGAACATAATAAGCTGCTAGATTAAACATCTTAAATATTCCTGTCAGGAAGTCTAATACTTTAATCTTAGGCATCTGAGATAGTGCGGAAACACCATCAACACCATCTGTAGAAAAAGAGTAAAAGTTCTCATCATTGAACTTAAATCCAGAAGAGGGATATAGAATAAGGTCTGGGTAATTTGGAGAAAATATCCAAAGATTACTTTGCCCACTAAGATACATACCACCTACTCTTTCTATTCTTAAATTCCTAATCTTAAACTCAGATATACCGCCTTGTGTTGTTATTTTTATTTTTGGATTATTAAAACCAAATTTAGTGATATCTGTAGTGTTGTAACCTGAGTCGTCCGAATAGGTTTCTCCTGATATATCTGGCTGAGTAGCTGGTATTGTCCAAGAAAAGTTACTATAGTTTCCAGATGTGTTAACTATCTGTTTAAATGCGTCTGTGTTGTTGTTTGCATCGTAAATCTCTATTGAGTAGTCACCAGAACCTACAACATCTAAATCAAACTTTATTCTATGTGTCATTACAAAGTCCACAAGAGCTCCAAAGAAAACAGTTCCAGCACGATACTTTCTTCTTGACCACATTAATTCGTCTTGTGTTATGGGGTAGTCCACCTCATTAAGAACATCATTAAAAGGCAATGAATAACCGCCCCTATGGTCATCCATAAAGTTTTGATAGTCTATTTGCAACTCGGACAAACTTATTATTCTTGATTCTTCTTCTAGCTGATTTCCGATATTGCCTTTCTCTCTATGAAGCAAAAGAGATAGTCTCTCATATTGCTCATTATTGTTGTTAAAGAAGTCGTCACTAAACTCAAACCCATATTTCTCCTGTATAGCTCTAATTATAAACTTAGATTTTATAGCTGGTTTTAGGTCTTTGTAATAAACACCTCTTGGCGATGTTGTTGCTGATGGGAATATGTTTCTACTATCAACCCTGTCTTTTGGATTAACACCATCATTACTATCATAAAAGTAGTACGAATCAGCACTAATCATAGGGAAAAAGAAATCTGGATTCCCATCTGAGTTCAATGTAGTCGTGTTTAATGTTTGATTGTATTCTTGAAAATCAAATCCATTAGTAAATCCATTTAAAGCTAGGGTGTCACTATAAATAAAGTTAAAGTTGTCTAGTAACGTACCTGACAGGTCTTTTAGCTCATCGTCACCAATTAAATCTTTTAGCTCAACGGTTTTACCGTAGAATATTAAACTATAGCTGTAAGGCATCCCTTTCTTCATTGAAGAGCCAGTTAGGGATACCCTTCCTTCTTTGTAGTCAGCTCCACCTATCTTAATAAAAGCTTTGTGCTTAATTCTTTGGTCAAAGCCACTTGATACGTCTGCATTATAAAAGTGAGAGAATAACTCATTATTCTTTTTAGATGCTGGGACTGTAAACTGTTGAGAGAACTCTGTGAATATTTTAGAGATATCTCTTACGTCTTTTATCTTGTCTGTTATGTTTATGTCTTCAAAGTCAAATAAGTCTAACTGTACGTTCTCGTACTCTATGTACGGCTCTGATATTTCTCTTATTTCTACGTTAGACACGCTAAAGCCGTAATTCCCAGATGCTGTTGCTCTGGAAACTCTTATTATATCTGAATTAGCGTTTGCTGTAAAGTTAAACGACAACCTGTTAAAGTCCTCTGATAAGGCTACGGTAGTTTCTGATGTAAGAAGCCCTCCTAAGTCGCTAGAGTTATCTTGAAGCATAATTTCATTACCCACATCAACTAATTCACAGAAAACGTCAAGGGTAACTTTATACTCTTTTCCGCCCACAAAGGGTATGCTTTGCTGTATGTACTCTAATACACCAGAGGTAATATGCATATTAGCCTGACCAGTAACATAAGATACTCCAGATGTTTCACTCCAGCTAGTTGTTCCATTAGAAAAATTACCATCTACAACTAAATTGTCCTCTCCTATAGAAGAATAAAACTGTTCAGACTTCTGTATGTATAATTGTACGTCTCTCCTCATTAAGTTATGTTTTGTATCTTATCAAAAGCAAATTCGCAATCTAGCTTATATTCAATTAGCTTTTCGTCTATTCTTGTTTTGAATTTAATGTCGCTGCTTTTTATGTTCACAGGGAAGTTGTTGTCATTGTAATAAATCCAGACATCTTCACTAAGCATAATCTGTCTAAACACCTCGTTGTATTCTTCTGGATAGAAGCCTGAGTTTATGGTTATAGATTCCTTGCCGTGCTTAAATAAATTCTTATACTGATGTCCTATTTGACTGTAGTCGCCATTAGTTATTGTGTTTCTTCTAAATGACTTAGCCTCTGTGCTCATAGATACCGAGTTATTCTTAAAGAACCAAACCTTTTGAATAGCTCCGAATTTATTTATAAACGTCAAAAGAATAGGCTCGTACTTACATTCTTCAATGTTTTCTATGTTTACTTGTATGAGTCCATCATCTGTACTTATGTGAATTGAATCAAACTCAAATAAACTAAACTCTTTTTTAAATTGTTCCAAACAATTAGAATGCTCAACAACTCCGCCTAAAGCTATAACCCTACTGTCAAAGTCATGGCCAAAATAACTTCCACTAGTCACATAATATACTTGAAGTGAGCCATATGGGATTTGATTTATGTCTCTAGAATATACTATTTCGCCATTTAAAAGATATGTTACGTTATTAGTTATTGATGCGTCTACAGGTATAAGCATACTTGAGTCTTCTAGTTTTAATACCTTAGTATTACTCTGTAGTAATGCACTTTTATTTTGAGGATTAACACCATCTTCAAGGTATCCGTAACCATAAAAACCTGTAAAGAACTCTGGGTCTCTGCTTATTTGCACTCCATTTACAATAATAGAAGGGAATACATCTATGAACCAATTGTTATTTTTGTACAGTTCTTCGTTTACTTGATTTACAAAGAAGTCCTTTGCATACTCAGATATATTGAAATATATGGAAGTAGAGTCGTTTTTAGGAGCTGCTGATATTATTCTGTATGTTGGGCTAGTAGGTCTATTAGAGAATCTTATTCCATCGTAAACATAAATATCTAATGAAGCAGATGAAACTATATCAGTTCCAAAAACGCTAGTAGCCTCAAACATATAAGGACTTCTTACGTTTACCTTCTTGTCAACGCTATAGACATCCTGTGTGTTTAAGGTAGATGTAGTTGTTGATGTTGACCCAGCAAAATCACCTGAAGTAGTTGCGGTTATGGATGTTACGCTTTCATCAAGAATACTTATAGAAACAGTATCAGTTCCATTGTATTCAACCTCAGTAGGACCAAATACATTAGAAGCGTTTAAGTCTCTTACGATTGCGTTGTATATGTTCTCCGCAGTACCGTTAACAGTTGCGCTTCCCTGAAAAGTTCCTGTTGAAGCTCCTACTGCGTCTGATATTAAAGATATCGACCTGTCGTTACTTGTAGCTATGTAAAGTATATTAGCTGTAGCCTTTTGAGCTGCTTGACTAAATGTTATGGCTATTTTTTGAAATCCCATTATTTTTTGTTTATTTCTTGATTCATTTCTTTTATTATCTCATCTATTGTTTGCTTAAACGCTTTTGTAATCTCTTCATCTATACTGTCTTCTATTGCGTAAAACGCTTTCTGTATAACTTTACTACCAGCCCATCCGCTTCTGTTAACTCTTCTAGCAATGGCAAATGCAGCCTTTTTATAACTTGTACTGCTTAGACCTCCACTTTTAGGCTTTAGTCCTTTAAAACGCATCCATCTGGTAATACTCTGCACCATTTCAGGTGAAGGTCCTTTAGATGTATGCTTCTTTCCGTTAGATAAAGCTCCTAAGTATCTGTTAGCTGTGATTGAAACAGCGCTAGAAGATACTCCTGATTTCCTTATACTTTTTAACAAATCTCTAGAAGCGACATTACCAGAAGCCTCTATACCGTTTTTTAACTCAACAATATAGTAATCGCCTATTTTTTCTAAGGCAGCTTTTATATTCGCTTCAAAACTCATTAACAATTACCTAGTCCACTAGACATACTTCCATCTTGGAACTTCTTAAGGGTTATACTTGTCTCCCATCCAGCAATCTCATTCTCAAACCTGTCTCTAAAAGGTGTTGCTGTTGCAGCATCCTCAATTCTAGAATACTTGTTGTCAACTAAATCTAGTTTTCTAAGCGCATTAATAAGCTCAGTAACTACTCTTAGTTGTGTGTTTAAGATATCCTGAGTGTTGTCGTTACCGTAAAAGTCATCTACACCTAGATTCTCATCAATAATGTCCACCACATCAGCAGCAATAACATTTAACCTATAGTCAATAGTCTTCTCTTCTATGACTGCCTCTTCTAACATTATGTGTAATAATGGGAAGGTAGTGTCTTTGTTGAGGTCTATGTCAGATATATCACCAAAGGTAATCTTATTAGTAAAACTATTCTCCTCTATTAGTTGTTTAAGTAAGTCTATTAATTCGTAAAAGTTCATATTATCTTTTCATTGATTTCTTAATAAGAGCATTCTCTACTCTATTCTTGTCTTTCTCATATTCTAGCATCATAAGGCACTTATGAAGACTGGTTTCTGTAACTTCATCAATTCTTCTGACATCTCCTTGAGCGAGCGTATGTATTGACTGATACCATCCCCACTTAGACGAGAAGTTGGCTTGCATACTCGTTGCGCTTCCTCCTTCAATGTTTCCTTCGCTAAATAGTCCAGAGTATAAGTCTGTAATTTTATCCCTAAACGATAAAAAAAAACCGTAGCTGATAAAGCTACATCTACAGGCATATCCTTCATTGCTTCTGAATACTTAGAACTACCTCCGTAGTCCTCTATCAAATAGAAACCTCTACTCTCCTTAGCAACAGGTCTAAACAATACAGCCATAGCCTTGTGCATAGACTCCCACTTACCAATATAACTCTCTAAGTCAATATACTCACCAAATGATATATCATCTAGCTTAGGTATAAATCCAAACTCTACAGTTCGCTCCCCACCTTCACCATCACTACCAACCATCTTAAACCTATTAATCAACTTATCTGTTGTTGTGTCAAATAAGTCGTTTATGTGTTGTATAGTGTCATCAAAATCAGATAGCTTAATCTTCTGCACATCACTAGCAGACATCTTACAAAATATCTGTAGTATCTTTAACTTAAGATACGTCTCATCTTCCTTATCCCACTTCTCCAATATCTTTAAATAATCCTGATACTGTCCTAGTGTTATCTGCCCCAAACTAAATGGTATCGTCAAATCTATTCTACTCATAGTATTATAACAATATTTTATAAATATCATTTTATCATAAATATTATCTATAGCTAACTAAGTATCAATACTTTTTCTCTATACACCCAAAATGAAAATAGTTGTTTATTGTTATAAGTATGTAACAGTTGCAAATCTGTCCAAGTTGCTAAACTTCTATAGACAATATAGTTGGTTCAGGTAAATTAAATCTCCTTAGAAATTGCACTACTTAATCCTTTGTTGTTTTCGCTGATGCCCAAGTAGTATTCAACCTAACGAGTATAACGCTAACCATTAGAATAGCAAACTAAATCTAAAATAACAAGATAAAAAATAGGGGGGCATCATATTAAACATAAACTTGTTTCCAAATATATTTCTGTAATCAATAAATCAACTTTGACCAAAAAGAGTTTTGACTATATCAACCCCATAATGTTAAACATACCCCAGAATATTAAACACCCCTCCATATTAAACGTGATTGAAATCATTGGAATGGATAACACAACCCACCATACCTCCGATTTACGTCAATTACACTAAAATACAGCCACATACAGCCAATATAAGGCTGTTTTAAGCGTGTTTACGCTGAGGTAGATAGTTGGGTATAGGTGTAAAGATATTAGGGGCTTAGAAGGGCTAAAAATCGGGCATAAATCACAAATATATCTAACATTAAAAATCAACAGCTTACTAAAATAATTGCATAAAAAAAGAGCGTAAAAAATACGCTCTAATTATTGTTAATATGTATTAAAATTAGACCTTTAACAGGTATCTAATTTCATCAAATATTTGTTCATATGTGTGTACCTGTCTTAACTGTTTATAGCTGTTTAAATCGCCTAATATAGCGTTTACTTCATAATGTCCAAAGTGTTTTTGTAGGTTATACATTTCTTGTGATTTTAAATAATTTTCCGTCCTCATGATTATTTTATATTTAGTCCTTTTAATATTTGTTTTAATGTATAGTTTTGTTCAGAGTTTAATATATATTGCTGCTTAAATAAGTCTAGAACCGCAAATGTTTGGTACTGGTTTTTATACCTCATGAAATTATCATTAATGACGTACTCGATTAAATTCTGTTCGTTATCTAGTGTATAATTAATAAACGTTTTTTTGCTTTTTAATATATTTAATTTTTGTGATAGTGTTGCTTTCATAATGTTTATTTAATTAGATTTAGATTTAATTCTTTAGCTACATAATTAATATGCTTCTGAGTAGTAACAGACCAATAGCCTAGTTGCATAAGGTTTGCGCCCTGTATTGTAGCTACTTTTGTACTATATGAATAAATATCGTTATTCACCTTTGTTAGATTTGTTTTATATCTGTTAAATTTTGTTGTCATTTTGTTAATGTTTTAAAGTATTTATTTTCAAATTTAATAGGTTCAATGTTTTTAAATTGGTTATAAATTATAAGCTCGTTTAAATTGTATTTTAAAGCTATGCAGTCCTGCCCTGTAACGGTGCAAAGGTTCTCAATAATTTCAATAACTTTACTAAATTTATAAGCGCAATTCGAATAAATTACAATTGTTTTTTCCTTATATCCGCTGTATTGACTCGTTTTAATCATTGAAGCGTTAACCGTCAAACCGTTATAATTTAAGCGGTTTATAATTTCGCTTACTTCAATAGGACAATTTTTAAGCCCTATATTTAAAAATATATTATTTTGTCGTTTCATGTTGTTTTTTTTAAAGTGTTTGTTTTTATATTATATAAATTAATATTGATAACCAAAAAACTAAATTAAGCCATAAAAATAATGTATATAAGGCGAATTTTTTAGGGTTTATTTTGTTGTTATTTTGTCGTTTCATGTTGTTTTGATTTTAAAAATTGGATACATTACCGCTTGCAATGTTTACGGCTATAAAAATCAACATAGGGATAATAAAAGTACCTACAAATGTAATACCGATTTTGACGGCGGTTTCCTGTTGTTTAAAATTGTTAATCGCTCTTTTCATTTTGTTTTGTTTTAAGTTATTGTTTTAAAGGTTATAAAAATTTAATTTATTCATAAATTGCTTGTGCGCAAAAATACCGATAAACTTGCTTTGTAAAAATAGGTCACCGATTTTTATAGCTTCGTCTAAATTGTCAAACTTGTAAGAAGTTGCAGCGCCTGTGTTTTCTAATGAATATTTTGAGGAAAGCGTTAAACCATATTTTGCAGTCTTTAAATTATGCGCACATACATAATATGATTTTAACCCGTCTTTACTAATTTTTCTCTCTGTTGTTTTTAATGTTTTCATAATTGTTAAATTTTGTTATTTATAATGATTCTAAATAAGGGTTTTTTTGTCTTTTTATCCCCCTTCAAAGATACACATTATTTTAAATATACTAACAAAATTATATATTTTTTTGCGTTTTATTGTTATTTATATTTATTCTAAATAATATACATAAATATTAATATAATAAAGGAACGTGCGCACGTCTACATAAATATTTTTAAATATCCTAACAAAACACAATTTTTTTTTGTGCCAATTTGTCACGTTTATTTATTAGATTTGATTAAACAATTTTATGAAAGGATATTGTTTTTTGGGGGGCATAATATTAAACGCACCCCATAATATTAAACACAGGTAAAAATCTACACCCCATAATATTAAACAAAAAAAGAGGATACATTTCTGTACCCCCTTAATATAAAACCGAAACCATTTTATTTTCTTTCGTGATTTATTTTTCTTCCTACAATTATAATTGTTTTGGCTTCGTCCATTGATAAATCATAATACTCAGCGAATCTTTGTGTACTTATAAAGTTATTAAAATAATCTAAGTACATTTGTTCATACATTTGTTTTGTTCGTCCCATCTTATTTGTTTTAATTATCGTGTGTATAAATCTGGCATATCGCAGTATTCCATAGTCTCTTTGCAATGTGGGCATTGAACTTCCTCAATAGTGTCATCTATTTCCAATAACACTACATCCCCACAATTACCACAAGTTACTACGTTGTAGCCATCTCTTTGAATTAGTTGTAAAATTTCAAATTGTGCTTTCATAATTAAAATATTTTTATTCCGTTATTTATTTCTTTTTTTATTACTTCCACTAATCTAAATGTCTCGTAATGTCCCCTAAACCTCGCTAAATCGTTTGTAAGGCGATAATCTGTAATTTTGTTATCATTACTTATATTTAGCAAGATAAAGTCTTTACGGCTATTTAAAATGCGTGTGGCGTCTATTACATTTATTGTATACATTATTCTAAGTCGTTTTTAATCTCATTAACAAAATCCTTAAGTTTGTCCTTTAGTGAGTCTTCACCTTGTGAAATAGCTTGTTTACATAAGGTATAAAGCGAAGGTAAATCCCTAACTAAGGCATTTGCGCCCCATTCAATATAAATTGATTCATTAGGCGAATAACCCACCGCCTCAATGTGTACTACATCAGCACTAGTCCATAACTGAATTGTGTTTGTGATAAATACTTCTTTATTTTCCATTTTATTTAGTTTTTATTGTTCGTATTCTTTTTGTACTTGTTTTTTATATTCTATAAATTCATTATATAAATCCTCTAAATCATCTTTAGCGTCATAAAGCGCTTCTGATTCTTTACGTTGCATTAATAAAGTAGCTAATAATTCACTATTCAAATGTTCTACTTCATAACCCATTTCACAGGCAATTTCTAAAGATTCATTTAAACTAGTATCGTGTTCAGTTAAATACTTCATGGCATTACTATAATAAATACATTCTGTTTGATGAGTAGAGTATTCTAATTCTTCAAAATATCTTTCAAAGTCTTTAGCATCTTCCAAGTCATCATAATACTCATAAGGTATAGTTTCAATGTCTAAGCTGTACTTTCTTTCTAATTCTCTAAATTTTGTTGTCAATTCCATTTTATACTGTTTTATTGTTATTAATAGCACAAACATACAAGCCATAATCCAATAAAAAAAACTATTTCGATAAATTGCACAATTATTCGATAAGACGTATCACCCCTTCTTATTACAAAAAACATTTTAAATAGCAAAGCCTTTTTTCGTGATTTTTAGCATTATTAAAGTATACAAAGAAAATATCTTTGTGCTATGATTAGATTTATAAAAAAGCAAATAAAACTATTCCTTAACATATTAGGATTCTATGCGGTCATATTTTTAACATTTATGATACTGCATTTTGTTTTTATGATTTCGATTAACGGCTAACCACCAAGCCCCCATAATATTAAACATAGTGGGGGCATAATATTAAACATAGGGGGGTATAATATTAAACATACCCCTTAATGTTAAACACTCTATCTAATCACATACTTTCCTGAGTTCACACCTTGAAGTAAATACATCAAAGAATATCTAATTGCATCAATGTAGTGGTTGAACTTATCTACAGGTCTCTGGTTTCTTTCGTGCCAAACATAGTTGTTTATCTCTCGTATAATACCGTTAGACTCCCTATCAACTATTATCTGGTAATCTTGCATCAGGGCAATCCCTGAGAGGATTGACCCTTTCTTCTTTATAGTAGGTCTTATGTTCAAGCCCATATTCTTTAGCTCTGATATAAGACGAGGTTCTGCTGAGTCACAAATAATTAAATCTGTGCCACACTCTTTTTTATTCCTGTAAGCAATATCAGAAGTAGATAGGTTTGTCTTTCCGTATATCTGCTTCACATAAACACTTCTAGTATCTTTATCTACTGATACCTTTACTAAACTCGTAATGTCTGTAGAGAAGCCAAAATCCTGTCCATAGCACATAAGCTCAGTCTGTACAAAGTGTCCTACCTTCCAATTAGTAATTATAGTGCCCTCTGCTTTGTTTAACCAGCCACCAAGTATCTGGTGCTCGAACTTAACGATATCACGCCTTTTAAGGTCGTATAACTGCTCTAAATAACTTTTAGATAGGTTATCCTTATTATCCTCGAAAGTCGTGTGTATGTACGTTACATCGCCTTTAGAGCCATTTGTACCAGCTTTTACGTTAGGATACATAAAGAACCTCTGGTATATCCAATGCTCCTTAGTTGTTGGATTAAGTATCAGTACAACCCTGTTCGACTTAGTGTTAGAACGTATAGAGAAGTCAATCTTACTAAAGGTGTCCTCATCTACAAGCTCTTCTGCCTCATCCAATACAAAGGTAGTAACACCACTAAGAGACTTCAGGGCGGCTGTTTGGTTACCAGATGATGTTCTGATACCCTTAAACATAATTGAGCTTCCTGTGGTTAAGTTTATGATTTCATCCTTTGTGATTCTGAAATCACTCTCAACACCCATCAGTTCAATCTTCTCAATGAACTCTGGAATAATAGATGCTGCTGCTGAGGTTAATGTGAAACGAGTAAATAACACTTTATGTCCTGACTCGTATGTTAGGTTAAGTAAGAATACATTTACACCAAATGACTTACCAGAACCACGACCCCCTGTAACAACAAAATACCTCGATTTATCAGTAAAAAGAGGTACATACTTGTCGTTTAGCTGTATAGAGTTTTTCATTCTTCTTGGTCTATGTCAATAGTATTGTCAATCTGAGGCTGCTGGTTATTCATAACAAAGTTAATTGTAGGTGCTGACTTTGTTTTTCTTTTACTGTCCGCATTGATGCTATCAGATGGCTTACCGTATGCATATTCCATAAGCAACTTCATCTGGTTAAAGTTAGTCTTAGCGAGTTCTGCCATGTGTTTAAACGCATCCTTCTCACTACCAAAAACCTCTTTCATAGCTGAAACAGCATAAGAAGCAATACGCTCTTTCTTTGCTTTTGTGTTTCTAGCTGGTTTAACCATCTTATCTTTAGTGGATATAGGCTTAGGAGCTAACCTCTTATTATACTTTCTTCCATCATTCTTAGATGTCTCTTCTGATTTCTTATGTCTGCTCATAATATTATAACAATTTATTTACTGTTTTGTTTATTGTAGAGCTTTATGTAAACATCCTCAACTGCCTTGTGTATAGTCCTTTTACTGTGTGTCTCAGTAAGCAAGGCTTTTTGATGAGCCTTGCAAACTTCGACTTGGTAGGTTAGGTTATCTTTTGTGATGGGATATATTCTATAACCCTCCTTAAAACACCATTTAATTATATCCTGAGACAGCATACTATTCTTCTTCGTCCTTGTTGTATCCTGTCTTATCTTGGATAACTTTAATCTCTCCCTCAATCTTTTTTGTGAGGATAAACAACTGAGAAACTACCTTCTCTAGTCTACCTATTCTTTGTGCTTGTGTTAATTTCTTTAGTCTCATATTATTGTAAAAATGGATTCTTAACTCTTCTCTCTATCTTTGCTCCTTCAACAGCTATAGGTTTTTTTCTAATAACTCTTGACTTAACAAGTCTTTCAAATGGGGCTAGCCTAGTATCTACAAACTCAATTTTAGTTTCAAAGTCCCAGCTATCTACCTTCTTGATTATATCTTCAGATAGTGAAGTAGGTTTAGCCTCTAAAACTGATATCTTTCTCTCCAGCTCTTTTATTCTAGCTTTGTACTCTAATTCTTTTCCCTCTAAAATAACAACGCTCTCTACATTAGACTCGTCTTTCTCAATCTCACAGTAATCCTCTAATATGCTATTGTATATTTTATTATCATAGTCTTCAACAGAATAAAATGTATTGTTGTGGTATAAAGCTGAGCAATGATTCACACCTATAGTATTACCTATATCCTGAAAAGTATAGTTCATAAGCCTACCAAGTTTACAGAATACCTTTCTAGCATAAACAACCTTTCGCTTTCTGGTTTGACCAGAAATCTCAAAGCCATACCTCCTCTCTACTTCTTGTTTTAATTGTTCTAATGTCATATTATTATATTATAGCGTTATCTAGTTGTTGTATAAGGTGTCGTATCTCACTACGTTCAAACTTACCGTTTATCTCTGCGTTGTAAGTCTTAAACGATAAATGATACATATCTTTTTCTGTATCTCCTTTTTTCTCTGTCTTTCCTAAGTAATCAATCTTTAAATCTAGTTTCATATTTATGTATTTATTATTATATTTCTTTATCTAATTCCGCTAAAACACTTTGCATTGTATTATTCTTTGCAAAGTTTATAGCTTGCCTTATTCCATCACATTGCTCATACAAATCATCATCCTCAAACTCAGATACAATATACTCAAGCTCATCTAATGTCTCTCCCTGAGATATACTGTATAATGCTAAAAGGTAATAAGAGTAAACTATGTCCTGTTGCTCTTCACTATACATCTATTCTTAACTTAAGTAGGTTATAGGACTGAATATACTTCTCTCTAGCCTTAGACTTGTAGTGTTCCTTGTAAACACCGTAAACAGCCTTTGTCATTTGGTATTTAGTAGTAAGGTCAGACAATAACTTGTCGGCATAAACCTTTCCCTTTCCATTACATACACTTATATTGTCTGCTGAGTCCCCAACTATCATTTGTGTGTAAAAGTTCCTTAAAGCTTCTATTTTGGATACTTCAATCAATGTATTCTTGTTGTAGTTGTATATTTTAGCTGGAAACTGCAAGTAATCCTTATCTATAGCCACAATAACAGGGTTTTCGTCATGTTTAAGGCTATTATACCATATTTTAGCAACTAAATCATCAGTTTCGATACCATAACTGAACTGAGACTGCCAATCTTCCTTACAATACTGATGCAAGTCCTCTAATAAAGGTGGTCTGTCTACTTTTTTACGATTTGCCTTGTAATTAGCATCAATAAACAACCTAAAATTGCCTTTTGAACCACTACAGACAACTAAACTAGCAATATCATAGCCTAAATCCTGTAAATTGTTCAAAGAATCGTTTATTTTGGCATCTAGCTTAACTTTTGCCTCTTCTAAGTCATCAGAAGTAGAAGCACAAGCATAAATCATACTGTCGGCATCTAAAATAGCTTTAATTTCCATAGTTACTTATTTATTATACAAATATAAACAAAATAATTAACAAAACCTAATCTTTTTTGTTGTATTCACTCAATGGTGCTTGACCAGAATGTTCTAACTCCTTCTGTAGGTTCGCTAAGGCTCTCCAAGCCACTTTTGCGCTATGTCTGATGCCATCTGAGTCCATAGTACCAGCTTCTATTAAATGTCTCGTTAGAGCGTCTAATTCGTCTCCAGACTTGCTTCTATCCCAATGCAAAGGCTTATCAGGATGGTGTTGTTCGTTTCCAGCCCAAGAAGTCTTAGAGACTTCTCTAATGGCATCTGGGAAGTATTGTAATACACCACTAAATACTGGCATATTCTTTCTGTCATCTATAATATAAGCCGATTCAGTTCCGCTTATTACATCGTGTGTTACTGTCATTGTCCACATATTTAAAATAATTCATTTATAGGCAATAGAATACCTTTAGAGGTATTGCTATCGCCACCTAACTTATCTCTGCTTGTACCTAAATACTTTCTACATCTATACTTCAATAATTCTGATGGTATTATGTGAAAGGTGTCTAAGATACAAAAACAATAGTAGTCGGCTTCGCTAGTGCTTATGCCACTAGCTTTGCCTCTACTTTCATACTCAATAAATACATTACCTGTCTCAGTAGCTCTAAGGTCATACTTAACCTCAATAGTCTTACCAGAGAATATGTTGGCAAGTTCTTGTTCCTTAACTTGTCCAACCTTCAGGTCGTATTTAAAGTCGTTGTTGTAATTCACTACAATTCCATTAGTTCATTAATAGCTGTATGACCTCCAATAACAACAGCACATCCGATAGCTGGTTTCTTACCAGCTTTAGCGTATGCAAATGCATATTTCTCGTGGTCTATGCCACAACCCACTTGTGTTCCGAATACCTTGAACTTAGCACCTACAGACCATTCTGTGTAACATTGTGTATGCAAGTGACCTTGAACTGTACTCATCATATCTGCCTTAGACTTTGTTCTTGCAGTACCACCTTCTCCATGCATATACTGTACATCATCTATAACTACTCTTTCTATAAAGTTCCAATTAGGTGTGTTAAGAACCTCAGAGTAATCTCTAACCCATCTCTTAGGTATTGATGAAGTCTGAGCTTTACGAGCTATAATCCTGTCGTGATTACCGATGGTAACATCAGCCTTTGGGAAGGCTTTGTACCATCTGGCTATCCTGTTTATAGCTAAGTCCAACTCATCTCCGCCACCCATACCATCGGCATTAGTCTCGTGATAGCTTGAATAGTGATTGTCTATTACATCACCAATAAACACAACCCTATTACAGTTGTATTTAGAATAAACATCTTTACAATGTTTAAGGTACGAGTCTAAGCAAAAAGGCTCGTGCAAGTCTCCAATAACTAAAACTCTAGTCTCGTCTTTAGTTATGTTCTTAAACGCCTTTAGCTTATTTCCTTTTAATCTTGGTCTAAAGTCTCTCATTATTTATAGTTTTCAATTAACTTTCTTAACTCAGCAATCATGCTCCTAACACAACTAGGGCAGTTACTCATCTGCTTACGCTGATTAAATACCCTGTTGTAAATGTTAAGCAAACCTCTTTGCTCAATAACAGTAACATTGTTCCTACCTCTAGACAAAAACTCTGTTATGTAGTTGTACTCATCTTCCTCAAGGCAATTAATGACCTTGTAACTCATTATCTGGTTTAGTTTAGCCTTTCGCTCATCACAACCGCAATCCTCTCCGAAAATGGCTTTAACAGCCTTTTTAACACCTGTTGCTTCAGTAATCTTCTCAACAGTATCACCAAGTCCTTTTGACTTGTTCTGGTTCTCTAATTCAAACCTAGCTTTCCATTCCTTGTAAGCTTTGGTTCTTTTGTCTCCTTTAAACTCTTCCATAATTAATTAAATTTTATCGTAATCTCCGTTATAGTAATCCTCAGCATCCTCTGAGAAGTTCTCTCTTATAATCTCTCTATATCTCTTTATTGAGTTATAAAGACTGCTTCTTCCTATGCCTGTCTCTCTAGACAACTTATCTAGAGACAAACCTGTAGTAAAGTAAGCTATAAATATGTTCTTAGAATAAAACTCCCAGCTATTTACTTCTGTGAATATTTTATTTATAAGTCTGTTAAATCCCTTCTCTTCTTCAGCATCAACAAACTCTTGCTTTATGCTGTTTAGCGTGAAGTCTAGAGCCTCTTCCTGTATATCTAGAACCTCATTAGACACAGACTTCTTCTTAGACTGATTAAGATATATGCTCCTTAGAGTCATATACATATAAAAGTCATTAACATCGTCTTCACCGTAAGATATATCAACACCTTTCTTAAGGTACTCATAAACCCTGATATAAGCATCCTGAATAACATCTTCAATGTATGCTGGATTACACCCCATACTCCTTACTAAACCAACCCAAGTATCGTGCTTGGAAGCTAGTTTCTTTAATTGCTTATTAACCATCTATAGTTTTAAT